AGTGAGAATCCAACTGCATCTAACTCTGCAGCTATTATTAGATTAGGCCACGCGTAATATTTTTGGAGTAGTAGATGGCATTTGTATTAAATGACAGGGTAAAAGAAACTACCACTACTACAGGTACAGGAACTATTTCTTTAGCTGGTGCTGAAACCGGCTTTGAAACTTTTGTAGCTGGTATTGGTACAACTAATAAAACTTTCTATGCTATAGAATTACCAGGTAATGCTGAATTCGAAGTTGGCGTAGGAACTGTTACTGACGCTAGCCCGGATACTTTATCTAGAGATACAATTATCTCCTCATCAAATTCAGATAGTGCAGTAAACTTTTCTGCAGGAACAAAAAATGTTTTTTGTACTTATCCTGCATCCAAAGCTCCGTCTGCAAGTATGACAGCTTCAACTTATGCTTTCAATCATTCAGCGACTTTGTCTGATGATCAAACAATTAGTAATGCAGTATTAGCAGGACCAGTTACAGTAACTGGAACTCAAACAATAACAGGAACGGTAGTAGTAGTTTAATGTCAAAGATAGAAGTAAATGAAATAGATGCACAATCAGGCACTACGATTACCGTAGGATCAGCATGTAAATCAGTTGCTGTTCCAGGTAATGTTGTAAAAACAAATGCTGTTCAAGCATCCGATGGTGGAAATATTGTAAGTCAAAGTGGAACTACAATTACTTTGGGTGCATCAGGAGACACGGTTTCTTTAGCAAGTGGTGCATCACAAACAGGATTTGGTAGATCAGGGTCAGTAGATTGGAATACAACTAAAAAAACAGCAGACTTTACAGCTACAAATGGAGCTGGATTTTTTGTTGATACGAATAGCGGGACTGTAACTGCAACATTACCTGCATCACCATCTGCGGGTGACATTGTTTATATAAAAGATTATCAAGGAACTTTTGGATCTAATACTTGTACAATAGCAAGAAATGGTTCTAATATTAGAGGGTCAGCATCTAACTTTACTTTATCTAAAAATAATGCAGGTGCAGTTTTTATTTATGTTGATGCAACAGAAGGTTGGCAAGTTTTTGCAGATGGGTCAAATGATGATGTAACAGAAACTTTTGTTTGTGCAACAGGTGGAACTGTTACTTGTTCAGGAAGTTGTAGGATTCATACATTCACAGGCCCAGGGACTTTTACTGTTAATACGGTAAATTCTTGTTCAGCTAACAATGTTGTATCCTACCTAGTCGTTGCCGGTGGTGGTGGCGGTGGTGGAAATGATGGTGGAGGCGGAGGCGCTGGTGGATTTAGAGAAGACAAATCTCCAGTCACACCATATACAGCATCACCTAGAGATGGAGCAGGAGCAATTACAGTATCAGCTCAAGGTTATCCTGTAACAGTAGGTGGCGGTGGAGCAGCTGGAGCTGCTACAACTCAAGGAACCGATGGAAACTCTTCTACTGTTTTTTCTAAAACATCAGCAGGTGGTGGAGGTGGTGGATCAGAGACTTCTGGTAACGCTGGAAGATCTGGAGGATCAGGTGGTGGAGCTAGTACTGGAGGAGGAACTTCAGGATCTGGAGGATCAGGTAATACACCTTCAGAAAGTCCTCCTCAAGGAAATAGTGGTGGAAACGGTCCAGGAACACCTGGTTTTATTTCATCTCCCGCAAGAGGCGGTGGAGGTGGTGGTGGAATTTTGAGCGCAGGATCTAATGGAACAACACCTGGAGTAGGTGGTCCTGGTGGAGCTCATGCAAATACTTCTATTAATGGATCAGACGTAGAATATGCTGGCGGTGGTGGAGCTGGTGGTAGAGCTGGTGGAGCACCTGGTGGTGGCGGTGGTGCTGGAGATGGAGTAGGAACAAGTGGAACTGGAGGCGCAGGAACAGCTAACACAGGCGGTGGAGGCGGTGGAGCAGGAGAAGGAGCTTCAGGATCTGGCGCAGGTGGTTCTGGTGTAGTAATAATAAGGTACAAATTTCAATAATTATGAGTGAAGTAAAAGTAAATAAAATTAGTCCAAGAACAAATTGTGGTACAGTACAGTTAGGAGATAGTGGTGACACTATTACAATTCCTAGTGGTGCAACAATTAACAACCAAGGAACAGCAACAAACTTTGGACCAACAGGATCTGTATCTTGGCAAACAACAGTTAAGACATCAGGTTTTACAGCAACAGCTGGTGAAGGATATTTTGTCGATACAACAAGTGGAGCAATAACAGTCAATCTTCCTGCAGGAACTGCAGGAGCAGTGGTTGGTATTTCAGATTATGCAAAAACATTTGATACAAATAATGTAACTTTAAATTTAAATGGTTCAGATAAAGCCTCTGGTTCAACTACAAATCCAAAATTACAACAAGAAGGTTTAGCAGTTACACTGGTTTTTGTAGATTCTACAAAAGGTTGGATTGTAACTGATTCAGGTTTACAATCCGAAGCAGATCAAGCAGAATTTGTAACAGCAACAGGTGGAAATACAGTAACTACTTGTGGAAATTTTAAAATTCATACATTTACAAGTCCAGGAACTTTTTGTGTTTCTTGTGCAGGAAATTCAGGTGGATCAAATACAATAGATTATTTAGTGGTAGCTGGTGGTGGCGGCGGTGGAATGAAAATTAGTGGTCCTTACAATGAAAATGGAGGAGGAGCAGGAGCAGGAGGTTATAGAGAATCATCAGGTGCTGCTTCAGGTTGTTATACAAGATCACCATTAGGTGCTTGTGTTGCAGCTTTACCAGTTACTGCAACAGGCTATCCAGTTACTGTGGGAAGTGGTGGAACTGGTGGACAGACTTCACCTAGTTATGTGATCGCTACAGCAGGTTCAAATTCAGTTTTTACAGGCTCAACAACTATAACATCAGCGGGTGGTGGACTTGGAGGTTCTTCTGGTCCTAGTGGTGGTGGCCCTGACACTCCTGGAGGAGCAGGTGGATCAGGCGGTGGTGGTGCTGCTCGTGCTGGATCAGCAGGAGCTGGTAATACACCTCCCGTTAGTCCGCCTCAAGGTAACAATGGAAACAATTCAGAAAACTCCTCTCCACCATTTAGTGATTCTGGTGCTGGCGGAGGTGGTGGTGCAGGTGCAGTTGGGGGTAGAGGTGGTACTCCTTGTAATCCAGGAACCACTGGAGGAGCAGGCGGTGCAGGTGTAACTTCTTGTATAACAGGATCACCTGTTGCAAGAGCAGGCGGTGGTGGTGGAGCTGGTGGATCAGCAGGAGCTGGTGGATCAGGCGGAGGAGGACCAGGATTAGATGGTGTAGCTGGAACCGCAAACACTGGTGGTGGTGGCGGAGGTGCAGGATCAACCGGTTCTAATCCTAATGGTGGTAACGGTGGATCAGGAATTGTTATTATTAGATACAAATTTCAATAGTTGAATGATAATTAAAATTAATATATAAGGAGAAACATTATGGCACATTTTGCAAAATTAGGATCTAACGGAAAAGTTATTCAAGTATTAACACTTGATAACAAAGATATGTTAAATGCTGATGGTGTTGAAGATGAATCAGTAGGTCAACAATATTTAGAAACACACAATAATTGGCCTGCTCAAATGTGGATTCAAACTTCTTACAATACATCTAGCAATACACATAAATTGGGTGGTACACCTTTTAGAGGAAACTACGCAGGTATAGGTTATATTTGGGATGAAGATAACAATATCTTTTGGCCTAAAAAACCATATGCATCTTGGGTAAAAAATACATCAGACGCACAATGGCACTCACCTATTGGTGATGCTCCAGCATTAACTGCAGAACAAGAATCACAAAATACAGCTGATACTCATTCTTGGAGTTATGTTTGGAATGAAGCAAATACAACTTGGGACTTGACAGACGGTTTAGCATAAATTAAAAATGGTGGTGGTATGCAGAAGAAAGTATTAACAGAGCAAGCTTTATATTATGGTGATGTGGCAATGCCTAAAGATTGGGACATTGACCGAGATAAATTATCAGGCGATATTTTACAATCAATAATTCAAAACAAAGATTTTCCGTTTTCACGAACATTCGATATGTTAAACACATATATGCGAGATCACGTTAATCTTGAATATGGTTTCACTTTAGTTAACAAAGAAACGTGGGGTAACATCTATAAACCTAGCGAGACTACAATTCCATTATTAAATATTGATCCAGTAGATCTACGAAACTCACCAGATTATACATTACTCTATGGTGTAAAAGTAAAAGACTGTATGGTCAGAATACACTATGAAGATAATAGACGTAAAGGAAGAAGCTGGGATATACCACTTAAAAACAATATGTTTATTATGTTTCCATCAACAAATATGTATTACTTAACCAATAATCAAAAGGATAGTTTAAATTTCGTACAGACTATAACGTATGAATATATCTAATTACTATTGGTATTTTACTGGAGTATTGACACCTAAATTTTGTGATGATGTAATTGCTTATGCTAATCAACAAGAAGAAGTTATGGCTAGAACTGGTGGCTACGGTGATAGAAAATTAAAAAAAGAAGAAATAAAAGATTTAAAAAGAAAAAGAAACTCTGATCTAGTTTGGTTAAATGATACTTGGATATATAAAGAATTACATCCATATGTTCATCAAGCTAATAGAAACGCAGGTTGGAACTTTGAATGGGACAGATCAGAATCGTGTCAGTTTACAAAATACAAACACAATCAATATTATGATTGGCATTGTGATGGTTGGGATAAACCTTATGAAAAAGAAGGACCCGACAATGGTAAGATTCGAAAACTATCTATGACTTGTCAGTTAACAGATGGATCAGAATACAAAGGTGGTGAATTAGAATTTGATTTTAGAAACTATGATCCACATATGCGAGACG